CCTCCAGAGAAAGATGTCTCAGGCGCTTACCCGCGCCCCCCAAACGATATTCTGGTGTTCCGCTCGGGGTTGGAGATCCGCATCGACCCATGCGCGTTCTCACGCAGCATGTCCGAATTGACCGCCTCTTCCTGCCCCTCGACCATCTCCCGGTAGTACCGTGCGCGCTGCTGCAGCAGTTCTGACGGGATCCGGGCGAGCAACAGCCCCCCGACACCGATCACACCCTCATAACGCCCCCGATCGACAACGGGCGCCTCAAAGTCCGGATACTCGTCGGCACGCACCAGCTCGTACCCCTCGCGGAGCCGGGCGCTGATGTTCTTGCTGTCCAACTGTCCGGCAACTTCCTCGCGGATCCACCTATGTGCATACCCTTCGGGGGCCGGCGGTGCATCCAGCGAGCTCGGAGGCTGCCACTGCTTGATGCGGGACTCTTTCTCCCGGGTCTTGCGCGGAGCCCGCTTGGGCTTGTCCGCGTTTTCGAGCCATTCTTCGCTCATGCTCACCTCAACTGACATACTTGGCGTATTCTTCCAATGGAACACCGAGGCGCTGAGCCATGGCGACTTGGCTCTTGGTCAACTTGACCTTGCGCGAGCCGGCAGGCTTGGTGTTCCGGCTGACGCCGGCCACCGCCTGTCCGCTGCGTTTGACGCCCTTGTCTCCGAAAAACCGGGACATACGGGAGTCAAGCTCAGTGTAGTACTCGTCGCTGGAAGCGTCAAACCCTTCCTCTTCAACGAGTTGCTCGTGAACGGCAAGGGCGGCCTTGGTCAGCACCCGGTCCTTGCCGAACCATTCGTTCTCCTCCGCCCACTTGACCGCCTTGGCGTCCGGCTTCGGCTGCTGCGGAGGCTGCTGATACTGCTGGGGCGGATATTGCTGCTGCGGCGCCTGCTGCACCTGTTGTGGAGCCTGCTGCCTCGCCGCCTTCGCCTGCTTGATCCGCTGCTGCTCCCACATCAGCTCAGTCAGCTTGGTCTGCGCCTCGACCAGTGCGGCGTTGTCGTTCTTGCTCATGGCCTTGGCGAGCGCCTGCTTGGTCGCCGCCACTTCCTGCGTCACGCGGTTCTCGTACTCAGTCGCGTAGCCGGTGCTGTACTGCTGCACCTGGTTGCGGAACTGGTCGCGCTCCTGCTGCACCTGCCGGGCATACTCCGCCGCTGCGTCCCGCTGGCGCTCCGCCTCCCGGAACTTTCGGGTCAGGCTGGCGATGCGCCGCTTGACCGACTCCGAATACTGATCGTGCTCGTCGCCCTCTGCAGCTGCGGACGTGTCGGTGTCGTCGTCGGTGTCCTGATCGGCATCGTACTTCGGGTCACCGATCGTGCCGACCTCGGCAGGCTTGGGCTTGGGCTTTTCTTCGGTCTCGATTTCCAGCCAGTCTCTCTCTTCGCTCATAGCGTCCTCACAGCGACAGGATGTCGTCCGGGTCCAGAATGGTCCCCAGCACTTCATCGTCGTTCAGAATGCGCACTTCACCGCCTTCAATCCGAAAACGGCTCCCTGCGTAGCGTGGAAACAGCACCCAGTCCCCTTCCTTGCACCACGGTCCGGAGGGGAACTTTTCAGCGTCCTTGTACGCCAACGGCCCGCACTTCAGCACATAGGCGCACACCGTCGAGACCTGATTGCGCTCGATGGTCTGGTCGGTCAGGACGATCCCGGCCTCGGTCGTTTCCTTCCCCTTGTACGGCAGGACCAGCAGACGCCAGCCCGTCGGGCTCGGCATCCGTTCGATCAACGTCTTCTCCAGCAGAGTCGGGTCCAGTACCCGCTCTTCCTTCGCCACATAGCTCATCGTTTGCTCCGGGTTTTCGCGGACTCCTTGAACGCCTTGGCTGTCGGGGCGCCTTTAGAGCCGGGTTTACGCATCCGCTCACCGGAACCGGCCTTGATCCGCTTCCGCTTCGCATGGATGTTGTCGTACAGACCACGCTTAGGCATCGTCATCGTCCTCCGAGGCCTTGTCGCAGAGGGTCTGCAGCGTCGAACGCAGCCGGCGGACCGCCAGCAGCTCGCCTCTGGCTTTCAGGACCGAGTCCCAGGTGTTTGCATCTGTCAGCAACCGCTCGGCGATCCACTGCTCCTCATCGCGGAGGGCTTTGAAGAACCGCTCCACGAGCTCGATCGCGTCGTTTCTTCGGGACATCCTGGTTCCTCTTGTTGAACCGCTCGGTGCGGCCTTTGCAATACGGGCGCCTGACTCTAATCACGGCGTTGCAGCTCCTGTCGGCGGAACATGGCATCCTGCTCCGCCTTCTCACGCGCAAGCGCCAACCGCTCACGCTCCAACTGTTGCCGCTGCCTCTCGGCCTGCGCCTGCTGAAGCAGCTGCTCCTGCATGCGCTGGTCCTGCGCAGCGATCTTGCGCTGGTCCGCCTCCCGCGCCGCGTCGATCCGCGCCTGCGCCATGCGCTCGTTGCTCTGACGCTGCTGCTCGGCCGCCTGCAGCCGTTGCTGATCGGTCTGCGCGTTCAACTGGGCCTTCATCTGGTCCAGCTGCTGCTTGGCCTGATCGCTCTGCTGGCGCTGCTGCAGCTCCATTTCCTTCAGCATGACGACCGGATCCTGCTGTGGCTGGCCCTGCTGCGAAACCTGCTGGCTCAGCTCCTTCACCCGGAGCATGTTCTGGGCGATCAGCTTGGCGACCGTCGCATCGAACTGCCGGGATCCCGGCTGCGCCACCTGCGCGGCTTCCTCCTCGGCCTGCAGCTTGGCGTGTTCCATGATGTGCTTCTGTAGCGCCATGCCCACCAGCGGCTGGGCACCGACCATCGGCGTCGAGCCGAACACGATGTGCGCCATGATATGCGAAGAATGGTCCTGCCCGGGAAACGCCTTGAGCTTCACCTGGTCCAGCGCGTTGATGTTCTCCTGCGCCGGGTCGATCGGAGTGTCGGTGTTCTGCACGGTCGAGAGCATCAGCGCGTCGATGTTCTCGAAGCCCATCGCATCCAGGAACTGCCGGTGGACCGCGTGCATGTCATACATCTGAGGCGCCGCTGTCGCCGCCTCCAGCAGCGTCTGCGCCATCACGATCCGCTGCGTCCGGCTGAACACATTCGGATCCGAGACCGGCAGCACTTCGACAATCGACGGGTCGAAGTCCGCCTGCTGGACCGACTGGTCGGCATTGGCGACAGTGTACGGGTAGCCGTCCTCGGCCACATGCTCGCTGACGAGCCGGGTGAGGATCTTGAGCTCCGCGCGCAACGCCCGGTGCATCCGCTTGTGGATGGCGGACATGACCCGGCTGCCCTGCTCGATGAGCGCCATCACGGTGCCCATCGCCACGTTCTCCGGCCCGTCACCGACCTTGAGGTTGGTCACGCCGACGAACCGCTGGCCCGCCTCGACGACAAAACCCAGCAGCGCGAACAGCGTCTGACTCGGCTCCTTGTACGGCAGCGGGAACAGACTGTCGCGGATGGAGTCCCCGACCGAGTCCACATCCCGCCACTCGCCGGGCTGCAACGGCTCGTTGTTGTCCGACACCCGGAGGTTCTTCAACTTGAACCCCGCCGGCAGGTTTGCCAGCGTTCCCGCATCCATCAGCTGCCGGAGTGCGGCGGTGGCCGCCTTCGACAGGCCGCCGATCGCCTGGATCAGGCCGGTGCCGTAGAACCCCAACCCCGGCAGGAACCGGTAGTGGGTGAAGTAGTTCAGCTTGCGCCGCTTGGGGTCATCGGGGCGGTAGTTGCGGGTGATCGACAGCACCTGCAGGTTGTCCTCCAGCACCGTCACGATATACGGCAGGGCGACGCCCGTCTCCTCGCCGGCGGCGTCAGTGTCCTCGAACCCCGGCAGGTCCAGGCTGACGTGGAACTCGATCAGCGTGCAGGACTCGGAAGCAAACAGCGCCTGCGGCGGAGCGCCGCTGGTGCCGACGATCTCGTTGACCTTGTCCTCGATCTCCGACAGGTCGGTGGAGTAGGACGACATGAAGTCCACGTCCCGGTACAGGCCTTGCACCTGCAGCTTGCGCACGTCGTTCGACGAGTAATTCGGCATCCGGTGGGCGACAAACTCGCAGGTCTCCAGATCCGTTGCCACGCCCGGCACAACGACGTTGTCAGCAGACACGAACCGGCTGGCGATGCGGCCCAGCGTCTCGTCGTACCAGTGCTTCTTGAACGCACTGCCCGACAGCGCCAGATGCAGGAACAACTGGTCGGCCTCGGTCTCGTACTCCTCCATCACGTCGGTGATGTAGTAGTTCAGATAGTTGCGGACCCGGTTCGCCCGGGCCATCTTGTCCGGCGTCTGCTTGCCCAGCACGACCGTCCGCGCCGGCCCCTTCGCCGGCAGCATCTCGTTGAACGCCTGTGACTGGAACTGGTACGCCGCCTCCGCCAGCAGCGGATGCGTCGCGCCGGACGCGCCCTCGAACGGCTCGTCGCGCTCCTCGGTGTTGAACCCCAGCAGGTCCAGACCACGGGTGATCTGCTCCTGCCAGTCGGCGCGGTCCGCCTCGTGGGCCTTGAAGTCGTCCACCAGACTGCTGGCCAACGTGGCCAGCACGTCCGGGTCCATCTCCTCGGCCAGATTCCGACTGAAGTTGTCGTCGTCCTCCTCGACCGGTTCGACCTCGACGATCTCTCCGATGATGACCTCGACAACCCCGTCGGTCTCAGGCGACTCGTCGGGCGGGTCGAGCGGGATCTCCTCACTGACGATCTCCGGCTCGACCTCCATCCCTTCAGCGTAGGCGATCTCT